ATTCAACATATATCAAGGGTTTTTTAAAAAAAAGTGTTGTAGAATAATTGGGCAATCTGGCGGATTGCCAAGTGTTATCTACATGTTATCCACATTTCGCTGTCGTAAATGAATCATTGAAATGCCCCCATTGTGGTGTTATAACGTCATATTATTAACATAACGCGGGGTAACCCATGAAATTAAGAGAATTTCTCCATCAGAGGCGTATTACGCAGAGGCAGGTTGTTAGAATGTTACCGTTGCTACATGATTCGATAGAGATATCGCCGGCCAGGTTCTGTGCGATCTGTGAGGGTCGGATGAATTTCAGGCCCAAGGAACAGGAGTCTATCAAGCAGGCACTTCTTTACCTGGGATGTACTCCAAAGAGCATTGCTAAGATCAAGGAATTAAATATCGAGTTTATCACAGATGTTGTTGTTGGCATGGAGGCTGATATATGAAGATTAAGGTATTGAATTTTGCTAAGTACAACGGTAAGCATTCTATCAGGAAGGATATAAAGAAGTGCTCGTGGTTCAGGATAGACAACAACTTCATGGTAGACGATAGAATCAGGCCGATGAAGAATGATGAATTCAGGCTGTGGATGTATCTGCTGTCTATCTGCTCGTCGGAAAGAAACAAGTACATAGACAACGAAGATATGTACGGGATAGTCACGCCAGACCTCAATTATGCAGCGTTCCTCTGTAGCATTTCCGACTATCACATGGTTGCAGCATATTTGGACGGGTTTCAACGTGACGGATTGATTGAGATAATTGTGCCCGTCACGGACGCGTCACGGACGCGTGACGGACACGTGACGGATCCGTCACGGACGCGTGACGAAAATGTCACGGACCCGGCACCCTACATAACCCTACATAACCCTACATTACATAACCCTACAGAACAGAACAATCTAACTCCTGACCGTTTCAAGGCCAAGAAACCCAAGCCCAAGAAAACAACGGCCAAGGCCGTTGGATACTTTCATCCTTGGGATATGGCTATGTCCAACATGATGGTAACGGCCATCACTAGTTTCAATCCCGATGGATGTAAGAAGATCGACTTGGACAAGTGGGCCAATGTGTTTAGGCTCATGAGGGAACAAGATGGACTCGAGGAGTCAAAGATAGAAGCCGTCCTGGACTGGACATTCAAAGACAGCTTCTGGTCTGGAGTCATTCAAAGCCCGGAAGGCTTTCGTAGGAACTGGGATAAGATAACAGCAAAGATGAACCAAGTAAAGCGGAAAGGGGATCCTTATGGAGAAGCCATCAGACGGATTGAGAATGGGAATGAGAACGGAGAGGACTACATATCTTTCCAAGATGATAGGACACTTGTTCTGCCTCATGGGACTCAAGGGAGATGATAGAAGGATCCTTGCCTGGGCCAGGTTTTTAGACGATGAAGGATTCTCTGTGGATAACGTGAGGTCATGTTGCCGCAAGGCTGCTCTAGATCAGAACTTAGACCCATACAAGTTCACTATTGCAAAGTTCATGAGCTATGAGAAGCCAAGTCGTACCAAGGACGAGACAGCCATGATGGACTGGGACATGATACTTTCTCATGCTCGCCGTGGAAGGACGGTAGTTAATAACATTAGCGAAGTTGGCCAGGCAGCGCTCAAGGCTATTGGTGGAATAAAGGCAATTGGCGACAGCGATGAGAAAGGTCTTCAGTTTCTTAGGAAGAATTTTCTCGAGGCGGCCAAGGTCTGCTCCAAAGGCCAGGAAGACGATCTGGTACAGTTGCCATCTGGCAAGTACGAGAAGGCTCTGGCCATCGCCGGTGGTCTGACCGTGGACTTCGATGGCCATGACGATGGCGGAAATGGCCCTGCAATTGATTGAAACGGCCATAGGGGATCCGCCCTATTGGTCGGAAATGGATCGTTTAAAATTGAGATTTGGCATGTTTAAATCGACATGCCATTAACTTGTTATAATTACAGGGGATATATGATTTATGGCTTGGACATTTTCTCTGGCATTGGTGGACTCTCGCTTGCATTGCGAGATTATGTCAAACCCCTCGCATATTGCGAGATCGACCGATACTGCCGACATGTCTTACTATCAAGATTTGAAGACGGATCATTATCTGCAGCTCCAATATGGGATGACGTCAAAAGCTTCCCAACAGAAGGCTTTGAAGGATTGGTTGATATCATCTACGGTGGATTCCCATGCCAGGATATCAGCCAGGCTGGAACTCGTATCGGCCTCAATGGATCTAGAAGCTCACTTTTCTATGAAGTCGTTAGGATTTGTGGCTTACTACGACCAGACTTCATCTTCCTGGAGAACGTACCAGCAATCACTATTCGAGGACTCGAGAGAGTCTGTGGATCAATTACCGAACTCGGGTACAGTTGTCGATGGACGTTGCTATCAGCACGTTCCGTTGGAGCAAATCATCGCCGGCTCAGGTGGTTCCTTCTTGGATATAACAACAGAATCAGAGAACAATACCTGGCAGACGCCGCTGACATCGGATCACAAGTCCTCAGAACGGAAGAACAATACGACTCTAACTTCCGCGGTGAAGTGGGCAACACCTACAGCCAGAGACTACCGATCCGGCAAGCGTATAACAGCTCCGCTATACGATCAGCTATCATGTCAGATTGGTGGAACTCTGAACCCATTCTGGATCGAATGGCTTATGGGATACCCTCAAGGGTGGACAGAGTTAAGTCCCTTGGTAACTCAGTCGTACCGCTCCAAGCAAAAATAGCTTTCCAATATCTTACCGGCATGTTACAAATAAAGTAGGAGGTGACTCATGGACACTGTAGAAATTATAGACAACTTGCGTCGTCAACATGCAATCATGGTACGAGCTCTCTTGGATATACAGAACTTTTCCGAGGGAGAAGATTACAAATCTCAGGTGCTTAGAATGTTGGCAGAGGAAGCACTGGCCAAGTTGAATTAAAAATCTGCTATTTCCTGGCTTTAAGGCCATATTCAAGCCGGCCCTGGCGACTATCACGCTCATGATAAAAAAATAAGCAGGTCGAGGAAGTCCCCGGCCTGCTTACACCGACCAACTAAAGTTGGTTGTCTATTTGCCTATCTTGAAAACTGCTACTTTCGTCCTGATAGTTCTAATGTTTAACCTCGATTCTCGTAGATTTCAAGTATCTTTACGATATAGTTAGATGAAGTTTTCAATGTTGCTATATCGTTCGGCGTGATACTTGCCGGATCCTTTTCAGCGTGTTCATGAGCTAACACTGTCATGACCATCGAAAGCAGTGCCGCTGTCTTGAAGTCCGCGGCAAGTGCTCGTATCATATATGTTATGCTATCTTTCATATTTCACCTCCCCATTTCCTGGCGGATCATGAGGTAGGTTCCTGCCAACACAACGATCATTAACATTTCGGGGATTATTAACATGTATCACTCCTTGGATCGGTGTTCTGTTTCGCTCAACACGAGCTCATCAGCGCCAGGTGGCGGACAGTCACCGTTGGGGGAGGGGCTATAAGCCCCATCCCCATTCATGGTAGATTACTTGATTGTAACGATCACAACAGTTTTACGCTCGGCTTTCTGGTCACGGTCAAGCCACAGGATTTTGGTGCCATCGGGTGACAAATCACGCGAGCCGACTTCGATGGAGACTTTCGGCCAATTGGCTTCCGGGAGGGTTTCAAGGATCCTCATGAGCTCAAAGCGGTACATTTCGGCATGGGCACCGTACACATGGAGCTCCATGACGATATTGTCCCTGACGCCTAACATGCGGGTGGACTCGTCGCGGAGGAATCCGTTGACAGCGCCAAGCGAAAGAACAGTTCCAGTCATGGGGAGAAGTTTCTGCTTTTCAATGCGGTAGGGAGCAATTGCGACTGACGTTTCGTCCTTTTCCTTGGGCAACTTGACCTTGAGGCGCTTTGCCAGTTTCTTGTTAGCTTCGATGATCTTGGAATTGTCGGCGGTGTTTTTGTCCGTCATAACATGTATCTCCTTGAAATGTGTTCCTGTTTCGTCCGACAACCGGACTCATCAGCGGGATATCCCGTACAGGAGGGGGATGCTATCCCCCATGGCTATCATTCGTCGTCGCCAGTACCGTCCGGCGTGTTGTTATCCATGTGTTCCTGGGAATGTTGTAACAATCCAGCGCCCAAATGTTCCATATGACAACCGATTATATCAACCAGAATTGCATCATCGTCCCGTTTGCGTTGATTTGTCATATGTAACCCCGTTGGTCGGTTGTTATGGTGGTCGTCGTCCACCGTTCGTCGTCACACCCAATTATATTGCATACCGCATGCCAACATTTTACCGTTGAAAAGCTTGAATATTTTCTGACGAATTTTGTCGATTATTTCAGCAGACCGCGGATTAGCCAGGGATATCAACGGCAATCATTAAGCAGCGGTATTCAACCATTGTACACCACATTTCGTCAACGACGACCGGCGGTTATACATGCCACCCGAAATTGACAACTCCTTGAGCAATTTGTAAACTAATGTTATACCATACATCGGTAACGGCTGCATAATTACACCCATCATTCATAACATATATACGGGGCAAAATGAACACAACCAACGATAATCACAAAACTAATTTCGCACCCCAATGTGAAGTCACCGAAATGCTTGGCAAATCCCGCAAATCACGACGAAATGCCGAAAAGGGCCGTGTAATCAAACATATACCAATTGAGCTCATCGACGCCGCATTGTCGTTGGGCGCAAATCATGCACAATTACAACATGTTCTGGAAAATGCCGGTTATTACGTCACAATCAAACAAATCGACAATGCCGTGAAACGTCATGCGAAAATGCCGTTTTCCGAATACCGGAATCGCAAAATGGACGGTATCAGATTGAAATTAATTCAAAAGGCGCTGACAATGGCAATGGCGGGGAATGTTCCCGTGTTAATATTCACGTTAAAAAACCTGTGTAATTGGACAGATAGGCAAACGAATGTCAACGAAACAGCCGAACCATTCATCATCGAACGGCGCGATGGGACGCGTCTAATCATGGGAAACCGTGATGCACAACGGTTACAGGCCCTGGACGCCGATGTAACCCAGGCCGTGCATGACGTTGACGTTTCGACCGGCGATGATTGACCGTTGGCATAATGCACAACCCATGCCAACTCACAACCGCTCAACTCGAGAGCGCTCAACTCTTGTACGCTTATTAGTTTGACATGATCGCTGACCAGGCGAGCACCGCGGATACTACCCCCCGCAAGGAATCAGCGTTTTTTCATAGGAATCTGCATCTTCTATCCCATCTCTACCAAAGAAATCTTAAAGCGTCTTTATTCCGGTGACGGTTAATTGGTAGGTGTGGGTTTGTAAGTGCGTAGCGTATTGCGTTTATATTTGGTACGTTGGGGATAATTGGTTGTTCAAGCGGTCATTTGTAACCTATAACAATTGGGAAAAGTGTGTCAAGCGAAAAATAGAAACCACAATAAAATCAAAACACGCCAAATGTTACCAAAACACTCATACGAAGAGGTAATAAACATGAATTCAAAGCAGGTACCGATCTCGTCAGTTTCAGAAGATCCGAGTAATGCGAGAAAGCACAATGAGAAGAACATAGCATCTATCAAGGCAAGTCTGAAACGATTCGGTCAGCAGAAGCCAATTGTTCTAGGGAAGAATGGAGTTGTGATAGCTGGGTCTGGTACGTTGAGGGCGGCCAAAGAACTTGGATGGGATCATATATATGTTACGGAGTCTGATTTAACTGGTGCAAATGCGATTGCGTACGGAATTGCAGACAATAGGACAACCGAGACTTCTGAGTGGGATTTGCCGATTCTTGGTCAGCATTTGGACGCATTGAAGTTGGATGGATTTGACCTCCTGGATATCGGATTTGATGCCACAGACCTATCAAACCTGGAATTTGAGCCTAATGAAAAACCCAGAGAAGGGAAAACCGACCAAGATGATATTCCAGAGGTTAAAGATACCGTTTCCAGGGTAAAACCTGGCGACGTTTGGGTATTAGGAAAACATCGCCTTTTCTGTGGGGACTCCAGAAATCCTCAAAGTTACCAAATATTACTAGATAACTCCATAGCCGATATGACGTTTACTTCTCCTCCATATAATATGAAGTCTTCTGCCAAATTCAGGGAAGATGGAGACTCACTTTACATCAACTACGATGACGATATGGACGCTGATGAATGGCTAAGTTTCGTAACAGATTGTACGAGATATAGCCTTGATTACAGTAAATACCAGTTTTGGAACATTCAACTCCTGGCTGGAAACAAATCAGCGATTCCTCAATATTGGGACGCATTTAATAGCAAAGTCGTTGATGTGGCAATCTGGAACAAGGGCCATGGAGTTCCTCAACAGGCCTCACGGGTAATGAACACGGGATTTGAGTTCGTTTTCATATTCACCTCTGAGAAGAATCCTACTCGAGCAATCCGTATTGCGCCTGAGTTCCAAGGAACTATTAATAATGTGTTCGACATCGCCGGCCAGAGGAAGAACGAGTTCACCGGTATTCATGGGGCTACCTTCCCGGTTGAATTTCCTGAGGTATTCATCAAGAACTTCTGCCCAATTGGAGGATCGGTCTTGGATCCTTTCTCTGGAACAGGAACAACTCTGATTGCATGTGACAAGTTGGGGAAGCGATGCTACGCTATTGAACTTGAACCACGTTACTGTGATGTAATAATCGAACGATGGGAAAATTTTTCAGGAGAGAAATCATATGCCATACAAAAGTGACGCTCAGAGAAAGAAGTTTCATGTTCTGGAGAAAGAAGGCAAGATTGATCCGTAAGTGGTAGATGAATTTGATAAGGCAAGTAAAGGGAAAAAACTACCAGTAAAAGTAAAACCAAAGAAAAAGTGAAGTACAATAGAACTAGATATTGAAAAAGAAAATACAAAAGATTGGGTATAGTAGGTCATCTCCTGGGAATAGATCGGCCAAGGGATTGGCACAATTAGGAAGGCTAGAAAAATTTGGCTGTGACTCTATTTATAGGGAGATTATAAGCAGACACAGAGAATACAAACCAGAATTGTCAAAAGCAATTAAAGCAATTTTACCTGGTGGAATGTTAGTAGTGTCCAGCGGAGATAGGGCGGCTGGTTCATATACTCAGTTGAAGAAAATAATCTTATCTGTTTTAGAACGTAAGGGCAAATTTGTTGTTACCGGATATGATGATAATCCTATCATATTTGAATCTGAGCGTGAAATACCTGAGAAAATAGCATCAGTTATGGCAAGGCACTGTGATATTCATTTTATTTATGACTTTAAATCAGGAGAACTAGATGTTGAACATACAGAACCATGTAATTGGTGAAAAGCCATACATCATAGCCGAGATCGGCTCAAATTGGCAGACTAAGGAAGATTGCCTGAAATCTATCCAGATCGCCAAGGCATGTGGTGCCGATGCGGTCAAGTTCCAGGTCTTTAACTTCAAAGCTTTATATGGCCTAGATCGTAAGTACCAGCCGTCTTGGTATGAGAAGAAGGCAGAGCTTCAGATCGACTGGCTGAATGAGTTGAAACATGAGGCCAACAACTCACGGATACATTTTCTGGTGTCTGCGTTTGACACGTCACTTCTACAGGAGGTGGATAGGTATGTGGATGCCCACAAGGTTGCTTCATCGAAGATATCAGATCAGCGATTTCTAGAGAAAGTTGGTTCATTTGGGAAACCAGTCTTCCTATCGACTGGAGCGTCTTCCCAATCCGAGATATCTCTTGCTCTGTCTGCTCTAGGCGGATCGTCAGTAATTCTAAATTATTGCGTATCTTCTTACCCGGCATATAACGTAGACCTCTTCAAGATTGATGAACTACGCACGATGGCGAAGTTCGTTGGTTTTTCAGATCATACGAGAGACTATACCTATCTCCCAAGGGCTGCCATCACTCTACACAAGGCAGTCTCCATTGAAAAGCATCTTTGTTGTATCAACGCTACCACCGCTGATTCGGGTCACTCGCTCAGGCCAACCGAGTTTAAACACATGGTTGACCTCATTAGAGGAACCAAAAAAACATACATCGGTCCTTCAAAGGACGAAATTGACATGATACTTCGCCACAAGGATCGCCTGGTGGCTACCGTAGATCTGAAAAGTGGTGATATACTGGATTACGGGGGGAATTACGGTTCCTATAGATCTATGGAACCTTGTTCCGACACGATCTCGCCTTTCCGCGATGTGAGTGGGAAGGCGATTTCACGTGATATCAAGGCTGGTGAGTGTATACGCAATACTGACATCATATGAGGCTACAATGGCTACAATGACGATAAACCTCCCAGATGCACATGCAAATCGCATTATTGATGCCTTTGCTGTTCAATACGGCTGGTCGGCAGGATTGGGAGTTACCAAGGCCCAGTTTGCCAAAAGTAAGGTTATTGAGTTTATCAAGGACACTGTAAAACACGCCGAACAGGACACCTGCATCAACACATACCGAGCCAGCTTAGAGGCTGTTAACGAAGACGTTAACGGTATCGGAGTAACCTAATGTATCAGACCATACGGATGGTGCTTGCCAGTGGTGTTGCCGCTGATACATCTTTCACCACCGGGTTTTCTGTCGAGAATAACGATATGGCGGCGATCCAGGTGATATGGTCTGGCCTGGATTCGTCCTCATCGTTTCTAAGGCTAAACGCCAGGGTTAGACCGGCAGCCGTCTACTGCGGTCTTGCCGCGTCTACCCACACCATGGCATCCGGTGCCGACCATGTTCTCTTCAACTGGGCTATTGCTCCATTCGATGACCTCCAGGTTGAATATGACGCTGGATCGGCCACAACCGGCACACTGACAATATACGCCTGCATGAAATCGAGGAAATAATGTCAGACTCAAAAGAATTGCCGCCAGTATCACCAACCATCCTTGATACTGCTACTGTTGACCTTGACGTGACAGACGGGATTCTCTCAGCAAACGCAATAACTGCAACCATCGCCAACAAGATACTCATATCGAAGTTTAGTCTTACAACTGGTCAAGAGTACCGCGATAGCCTCTCTGGTTTTATATTCACCTCAATTGTTATCGACAACGACGGCGAGATCGTATTGGAAGGATAGATCATGTCCATACATTCTGAAATGAGTGGCGACAATCTTCATGCTCCATCTAGGGAACCAGTTGAAAACTCAACTGGCAGTACCATTACATCCCTCAAGGGAATTAAAATAACTGGATTTGGTACGAACTATCCGACTATCGCGGTCGCCAACGGTGTGACAGACCATGTTAACGGGATTGTCATCGAAGACATCCTAAATGGAACCTCCGGGTATATATGCACCATCGGCATGTTGTCCAACGTCAACACCAACTCCTGGAACGTCGGAGACCAGCTTGTAGTTGATGCTACAGGTAATTTGGTAACCGCTGGTGGTGGAACACAGATTGTCGCTATTGTCGTTGCTAAAAGCGCAACAGTCGGTAGGTTATATGTTGAAGCGTTAAACGGCACCGATGGTGTAACCAGTCATCTCCTCCTCACAAACATTGGAACCAACACTCATGCTCAGATAGATACTCATATTGCAAATACATCAAATCCACATTCCGTAACCAAGGCTCAAGTTGGTTTGACTTCTGTTGAGGATACGGCATTATCCACCTGGGCCGGCACCGCCAATATAACTACTCTTGGAACTATAGGTACTGGCACATGGAACGCCACTGCTATCACATGGGCAAAGGTAAATAAGTCCGGTGCCCTTTGGTCTGACCTTGGCGCATCTAACCTCGATCTCAGTACCTATTACATATACACGACAGCATCAAACCAGAAGATGATTGTAGCTCCATCTGGTACTGGCGCTTTTCAGACAGCCACCGATGGAGACGCCAGAGGACAATACGCGGCCGATCTTCAGATGTCAGGAGCGAGAAGCGCAACAAACCAAGTTGCATCTGGAAACTATTCAGCAGTGGTTGGAGGGAATAGACTTAGGGCCAGCGGCATATCTAGTTGCGCTGTTGGTGGCTATGATTGTACATGTTCAGGAAACTATTCTGGTACTCTTGGAGGATTTCAGCATACTGTATCCGGTCTCAGGGCTGCTGTTGTGGGTTGTTATTCGGTCACTGCGTCTGGTCAAGATTCGTTTGTTGGCGGATCGTCTACAATTACGTGTGCGGCAACTAACTCATCAGTCATAGCATCTGATTCATGTACAATAAATACAGGATGCACAAATAGTGCAATCATAGGCAGTACATCCACGTCCACCATGACCACTACATGTACTAACTGCCTCATATCAGGATCAATATCCAGTACGATCGTGAACTCTGCTGGATCAACAATCCTTGGAGGACAGTCTAGTGCAATAGCCACAGGATGTCCTGGCTCGTTTATATGCGGCAAGTACAATACAATCAGCCACACCCATTCTACAATCATCGGTAGGGGTGGCCAGACTATAGCCGCTGGCGATTTCATTATAGCCGGAAACGCCTCGGCCACGGCGGCGGCTACTACCAATAACTACATGCGGTTTTCTAATGCTGTGTGTGATTTAATCGTAGGTAGCGATCAGAATCAAGGCGCTTTAGCGGGTATGACAAACGGTATTCGGTTACAGACAACCAATGCCTCTAACCAGTCTGCCTATATACGTCACCGTGCGTCGGCCTCAATTACATCGTCGTCAACGTATATCTGGCCAAACACTTCTGGAGTAGCAAAGTCATTCGCTTATGATAGTGATGGTTCTGGAACGTTGGCATTTGCTGCCCAATCATATGGCGACATGTATGAAGATGGAGATGGAACCAGTATAACTTTGACAACAGCTGGAACATATTATGGCTGGATTTCGGCAACATCTGGAACTGTTAAAGGCAGTGGATATGTTACATTTACCGATAACGGGACAGCAGACAGATTAACGATAGGTACATCTGGTGGTGGTGTATATTTAGTTACTGCATCATGTAATTATTCTGGTTCTACTGGTGCTGTTATACATGGTGTTGTTCATCTAAATAATGCTACAACAAGATGTTCTTTCCATGCAAATATAAGTGGGGCATCTGATGTTGTTCATGCCGCCGGGTCTGCGATTTTGACGCTTGCATCTACAGATTTCCTTGATCTTAGATTCACATGCGATACAAATTCAAAATCAGTAACCATTTATCACTGCGTTGTATCAATTGTTAGGATTGATGTTTGATATTTAAACCTCACTCAGACAAGCAAGAACTAGCCCTAACCAGCGATAAGAAGATCGTTCTGGTCTCAACAGGCATCCAATGGGGTAAAACCATGACTGGCGCAATGCGACTAAAGGTTGCTATGCACCAGTTTCGCAGTCCAGACGATACTTTCATCCTAACCGCACCGTCCTACAAGATCATGAAACAGTCATCTCTGCCTGCATTTCTCAAGGTGATGCAGGGAGTGGGTGAATATAACAAGAATGACGCTGAATTTAAGATGTTTGGTGGTGGTACTTGCTACATGCGTACCATGACCGAGCCAGATTCCATCGTAGGGATAACCAATGTACGAGCGATATGGTGTGATGAGGCTGGCAAGTATTCGTTATATGCGTGGGAAAACATACAAAATCGTGCATCCTTCAAACAAGCCCCTATTTGGATTACTACCACGCCATATTCCCTCAATTGGGTATATAAGGAACTCGTCAGGCAGAAGGACAAAAGAGATGACCTTGTTGTTATTCAAGCTACTTCAAAGGAAAATCCCTATTTCCCCGCCGCCGAATATGACAGGAAAGAGAAAGAGATGGCACCAGTCAGATTTCGACAGACTTATGGCGGTGCGTGGGAGAAGATGGCGGGGTTAGTCTATGACTGTTTCTCTGATATTGAAAATATTTGTGAGCCTATGCAGCTTCCTGTTGGTACTAGGGTGTTTGGGGGTATCGACTGGGGGCATACTCATCCCTTTGTATTGCTTGTTCGTGCTGTCACTCCTGATGGATATCATTTTCAGGTGGCTGAATTCTACAAAGTAGGCATGACAATTAATGATATCGTCAATATCGCACGTCAGCTTAGGAACGTATGGGATATCGAGCGTTTTTACTGTGGCCCAGACCGTCCTGAGAACATTCAGGAGCTAAATCGTGCCGGACTGACCGCTGTGGCGGCCAACAACGATGTGAAATTCGGTGTAGATAAGCATTACGAGTTGATAAAGACGAGAAGATATCAGATTTTCCGAGATACGAGTCCCCATACCCTAGATGAGATGGAGACCTATCACTGGCCTGCTATAGAGGACGTAGAACCTGATAAAAACACCAAAGATCCTAATCCGGTTAAACAAGATGATGATTGCATGGACTGTAATCGCTATATATCTGCCTCTATTTTTCACCTTGCCGGAACAAAGAGGCCAGCGAAATTTCAGAGGGAAGCCAGAACCCAATCTGAAGTACCAAAAAGTAACTCACCGCATCGGTTCAAGCGGAGAAGTCACGTAAAGAACTACGAGGAATGGCAATGAGATGTTATCCTTATGAGTGTAATTGCGGCAATAAGTGGGATGTTTACAAGAACTTGTCTGAGATTGACCGGGTTGAGGTTTGCCCAGTATGTCAGGCGTTCTGCGATTCGTCAAGTAGAAAGATATCGCGTCGGCAGCAGATATTTGGTACTGCTGTTGAGGACGCCACATTCTGCCCGGTGATGGGTCAAGTTGTTAAGTCAAATTCACACCGTAGACAACTTGCCAAAGCGCGGGGTATGATTGAAGTAGGCAATGATTACAAAGATGGTCTTCAGATGCACGATACTATGCAACGTGACTTAGAAAAGCAGATTGACAAGTCATGGGAGAAGGTATAAATGGACGACTCCATGCCGATGGGCGAATTCGAGCCTGTTAAAGATAAATCTCCTACATCTCCTGGGAACGAGCCTACCGATGAAGAACAAAAACTCGTCCGTACCGTCAATAAAATCTTCGAGAAGAACAAGAAATACCGAAAAAACTACGATGAAAATTGGCTCGATTATTACAAGATGTTTAGAGGAGTACAATGGCTCACTGCAAGGCCATCATTTCGTCACAGCGAAGTATTCAATCTCATCTTCCAGCATATCCAGGGTTCGGTTCCAATCATTACTGATACTCGTCCTAAAGTACAATATTTGCCCCGAGACCCCTCAGACCTCCAATGGGCTGAACTCATTAATAAGGTATATGAAGCAGATTGGGACAGTCACGGTTGGTTATTCAAGACAACAGAAGTCATCTACGATAGCCATATCTACGGGATAGGTTATTCCTCCATGAAATATGATCCAGATGCCAACTTTGGAGCTGGTCAGATCGTATACAAGTCAGAGGATCCTTTTCATTGCTTCCCGGATGAAGATTCAGAGGACGTAAACGAGTTATCTGAGTCATTCATATACGCCAAGCCGCTAGATATCCACAAGGCCAAGCGCGACTACCCCAAAAAAGCAGAAATGATTAAACCAGACATGGTGGATGTCGTTGGTGCCAGTAAACATAACCTTGGCGAGATCAGATTTCGCTCTCCGATCAATACCAAGACAAATGTAGACACATTTGGTACCGTTTCAGACTACGGCGAAGAAAACGAGAAGTGCCTTTGTATCGAGGCATATTTAAAGCCTGGTGATATCGTCGAAGAAGCAATGGAACAAGAATATGGTAACAAAAAGTATGTTCAAAAACTTAAGTATCCGAATGGTAGATACATTAAAGTCTGCGGAGGCGTCCCAGTTGCTGACGAAACTCCGCTCCCCTATGATGATTGCAAATTCCCCTTCTCCCGGCTTGTCAATTATATCTTACCCCGTGAGTTTTACGGAATTTCTGAAGTTGAACCTCTCAAGTCGCCACAACAAGTCTTTAATAAGCTGGTCAGTTTCGTGCTCGATGTACTCACGATCATGGGGAACCCAGTTTGGATCATGGATACTTCGAGCGGTATTGATCCTGAAACCGTTTTCAATCGTCCCGGTCTTATCCTTGAAAAAGAGCCAGGGAGTGAGGTTCGGCGAGAGGAAGGTGTCCAGCTACAGCCTTACGTCATGTCGATCATTGATAGGGTCAAAACATGGTTCGATCAACTAGGCGGCACAACGGATGTAACGAGGGGTGTCCAGCCTGGTGCTGTGACGGCATCTTCTGCTATCGAGAATTTACTGGATGCAGCACAGACCAGATTGCGACAGAAGATGAGAAATTTGGATGCGTATCTGATAACCGTTGGTCAGCAATACCTTTCGCGGGTACTCCAATTCTATACAGCTCCGAGGGTGTTTCGTCTTACTAATGACGATGGATCCATGACTTTCTTTAAGTTCCACGTGGAACATGGCGAAGATGGCAAGCATGCTGTATACTCGTCCTATTCACAAAGTGAAGATGGTTCCATGATGGAGAACGCTCCAGAGCGCGTTCCTATCAAGGGAGAGTTAGACGTGAAGGTGGCTACTGGCACCGGTCTCCCGTTTGCCAAGATGGATAAAGAACAAAGATTGTTGCAATATTTTGATCGTGGTATTATTGATGACCAAGAGGTACTTGAGCAATCTGACTATCCCAACGCTGAGAAGGTGTTGGAGCGTGTTGCTCGCAAGAAGCAAGAGGCTGCAATGATGCAGCAGAACCAAGGAACCGCTCCAGCATAGTTATACTTTGTTTACCTGAGTTTACCTGTATTCCCCGTGTTAATCGTATTTAACCTTTAATCCAAGGAGATTGGAATGGGCCAGCGTATGCCCGCTCCCGCTCCTGCCGGTGGCGGTCAGCCACAGGGCGGCGGCGGTGGCGATATAAACGAACTAATCAAGGGAGTCATGGGCGGTCTTGATATTCTGGTGAAGGTGGTAGGCCAAGCATCCCCCGAAGCCGGGAAGATGATTGAACAAGGCGCGTCTATGGTTCAACAGGGCATTGCATCTGCTGCCGGTGGCGGCCAAGGTGGTCCCCCTCCAGGGCAACCTAGTGCTGGTGGCCCGAATTCTCAACCTGCTATGTAGAGGGAGTGTTAGATCAATATGGAAGAACCAGTACAAAACGAGCCAAGTGTAGAGGAAATGTTCAGCGCTACGGAACCCGCGCCTGCTGCGGCAGCTACGCCTAAACCGGAGTCTGAACCTGTTTATAAGTATACGGCGTTAGGCAAAGAGAGAGAAGAACCCTTAAGCGTAATCCTGAAAAGGGCCAGCCAGGGATACGACTACTCTCAGAAGATCGCCGAAATGAAGGCTCAACAGGCTGCATTTGAAGATCAGAAACGTGCGGTTTTAGAGTCTGAAGGTCGTTGGAAGCCTTACGACGACTATGCAAAGCAAAACCCGGAGTGGTATCAGCATTGGTCTCAAGCCTGGGAACAGCGGCAGGCCCAACCTGGCCAGATTCAAGAAACCAACCCGGCACCTTGGAGATCTGAGATTGAACAGCTTAAAAGTGAATTTGGCGGTGTAAAAGAATTCATTTCTAAGCAGAAGCAATCGCTCGAAGACAAAGCGTATTGGGATGAAGTGGCAAGCGTACAGAAAGAGTTTGATAAACTTGATCTGTCGCAAGCCGACGAAAACGGCGAAACTCTGGAATACAAGGTTCTGAAACATGCAAAAGAGAACGGTATTAACAGCTTCCGTGTAGCCTTCAGGGACTATTTCTGGGACAAAGCGAAGGAAATACAATCTCAAAAGGCCAAAGAAGAACACGTTAAGACCATTCAGGACAAACGTAAAACCGGAATACTCGGCGTTACAGACAAACCTACCCGCCAATCCGAGCCAAACATCAGGATGATGTCAGATCGAGAGATTGAGGAGGCAGCAATTGCCTATGCTCTTAACTTACCAGATTAACAGGAGGCCAAGATGGCTCTTTCTTACGACCAAGTAACTGCGATTACCGAGAAGTTCTTTCTGCCGAAGTTGGCAGATAACATCTTTAACACTAACCCTTTGATGGCTCGTGCCAAAAAGAAGTTTTACAAGACCATTGACGGTGGCGAGCGAATTGTGCTTCCGTTGGGTTATGCTACTACGACCGCTTCTGGGTGGTATACGGGTAGTGACCTTTTGAGTACGACCGATAACCCGCAGATCACCGCGGCGGAACTTACGTGGAAACAACTCTATGGCAACATCAGCATCAACCGGAGAGAAGAGCTCCAAAATAGTGGCAAAGCCGCTATCATCTCTTTGGTTAAATCCAAAGTGCAGATGTGTGAGAAAACGCTGCGTGACACTATCGGAACCGGTCTCTACAGTGACGGCACCACGGCAGATGAAATCGTTGGTCTCCGCGCCTGGGTAGCGATCGCTTCGACGGTCGGCGGAATTTCTCAGTCGTCTTATTCCTGGTGGCAGTCTAATCTGGATTCGACTACTACCACGTTGTCACTCCCTGCCATGCAAACCCTCTATAACTTGGCGTCGCTCGAGAATGAGCAGCCGTCGGTTATTATGTGTACTCGTGCTGTGTTCAATTACTACTATGCTCTTCTTCAGCCGCAGCAGAGGTTCATGGACAGCGAGACCGCCAAGGGTGGTTTCAGTTCTCTCATGTTCAACGGCACTCCGATTATCAGCGATAGTCATTGTCCTACGGGCGACATGTACTTCCTGAATGAAAGTGCGTTGTTCTTGTTCGCTCACAAGGACGAGGACTTCCGCATGACTGAGTTCCTTAACCCGGTCAATCAGAACGTCCGAACCGCCAAGATCTACTGGGCAGGCGCGTTTGGCTCCAACAACAACAGGCTTCATGCCGCGTTTACCGGCCTGACGGCGTAAGGAGGATACTACTATGGCAGCTTCCGATCGTGCTAATAGCATTTCTCCGATTCTCTTTGAAGGAGAGACTTCGGTAATTTCGAGTGTGACCCAGACTCCTGGCATTAATGATCCGGGGCTTGAAGGTCTTGGTATGCGTATGCTCTATAAGGGCAAGGAGTACGTGTACGTTTATAACGCTGGTGGCGCTTCTGCGTCGGTTGGTTACGGCATGGTTCTCAACTCTGCTGCCACCAACTACTCGGTGACTGTCACTTGTACCGCTCAACGCGATACGACCGTCGGCATCGTCTATCACAGTACGATGTTGACTGCCTGCTACGGCTGGCTGGTCACCAAGGGCATCGTGCCGGTTCAGATGGGTGTTTCGGCTGCTGTGGCGCTGCATCCGCTTGAGACTGGTACGGATGGCGTGTTCATGCCGGTGTCCAACACCACGGCAAACTACGCTCCGTCTATTGGTCAAGCAATGGCAGTCATTGCGTCGAGCGTTTCTGGTAACGCATTTGTGCGTCTGTAGGAGATAATCAGATGATCGT